GCTCAACAAAGGCAAGGCCCGGAACCGGGGTTATTGTTCACTGAAGTGTTATTACCAGTACCCGCCTAAACTGGCCTATGCGTGTATGGAATACGGAAAAGATCCGCAAGAGCTTTTGTGCGTGCTTCTCAACAGGCACACTGTACAGGCAGCGGCTGACCTGATGGGGGTAGGCAGACAGCAATTGTATGAGTATATGCGGAAGTATGGCATACAGAAAAAGGTGGTATATACGTGGAAGGGGGTCTAAGGATGAGACGAAAATACGGAAATCGCAAGGTTGAATTGGATGGCTATACTTTTGACAGCGCAGGAGAAGCGAACAGGTACAGGGAATTGGTTTTGCTCCACAGAGCAGGGGAAATATGCAAGCTCAAAATTCAACCGGTGTATATGCTGCAGCCAGCATTCAAGAAAAATGGCGTTGCTCATCGATCCATTACATACATTGCGGACTTTGAATATTTTGACGTGCGGGAGGGCCGGTATATCACAGAGGACTTCAAGGGCATGGAAACCGAGGTGTTCAAGATTAAGCGGAAGCTGTTTGAGAAGGCGTACCCGGATAAAGAATTAAGGGTTGTAAGGGGGTGACGGAAATGGGCAAGCGGACATTATCACAAATGGAGAAGGACTACATAAAGGCGATTGCTGAAGAAGCTGGACCGCATTTTTCTAAAATTGCAGTCAGCACTGCTTTTGTATCGGCCATCGAGCGGCGGGATAACGACCGCCGTAAAATATTCCGGGAGACCGAGGATCTGCTTCGGGCAAAAAACTTATTGCTGGATAATATCGCCGAATGGAAGGCGGATATTGAAAATCTCGAAATCGGTTGCGGCACCAGTCGGAGGTCGTCGGATATTATGGCCATGGCTAATACACGGCTGACCCCGGAGCAACTGTTAGAAAGCAAGATCATATCTCTAAAGGCCAAGATAGAGCGGGACACGGATAAGCTATTGCGGTTGGATAAGGCCATCGAAACAATCAAACCAGATCCATGGTACGGAATCATTGAGCTTAAGTATTTTGAGGAAATGGATGATGACGAGATTGCAGAGCAGTTCGATTGCGATGTGCGTACAGTTAGAAGGCATAAAAACCGGCTTGTATGGCGGCTTTCGGTTAAATTGACCGGCGGTGAAATGGTATAAAGGGTGTTGTCCATTTAGCGTGTCCATTTGACCATTTGACATTGTTTTTTAACCTGTGATATACTTTGTATAATGGATGATTAGGCCCAAGCGAAAGCACCCGGAATCTCGGAGCCAGATGCGGGTGTTTTTTCATGCAATTCCTTCCCCTCCCTTCCCTTAACAAGTGCACGACCGGCTACTCCTCCGGTCGTGCACTATAGATTTAATTATTATGGTCGTGTGGGTATGACACACTCTACTGACAAAGTCAGCGCAAGGGCGGGAGCGTAGGAGTGTCAATGGAGGTCTTTGTATGAGCAAACCTGGTCGAACGTGTTCAGTACCAAGATGCCCTTTGATGGCAGTTAAGGGTGGCCGATGTACGCAGCATCAGCGGGAGCCATGGGACGGACGTACATGGAAAGATAATCCATGGAGTGACCCGGTGCTTCGCAGGCTAAGAACTCAGGTATTGCGAGAAGAGCCATACTGCAGAATATGCGGGAGGCCGTCAACGTCGGTGGATCATATAAAACCAAGAGCCTGGGGCGGCACGCACGAAAGAAGCAACCTTCAAGGCATCTGCGAGAGTTGTCACGACAAAAGAACGCAACAACAGGCGGCTCAAGGCAAGCGGCCAAATAAGATCTAGCGGTAGCGGTAAAGGTTGAATGCCATAAGGGTATAGGGGTATAGGGGGTCAAAAGTCTATAGGATACGCCCCGGACTCGGATTGGCAGGTAGATTTTGTTCTGTACAAGTCTGGAGGGATATTTGATGGCGGGGAAGGGACCGGCACCAAAGCCGGTAAGCTTAAGGCAAAGGAGAAACAAAAAAGCCGGTGCGGCTACCCTGAAGGAGTCAGACGAGAACAAGAAAATACCGACACTACAGAATCCGGACAGACGGAAGTTTCATCGTCTGACCCGTGCATGGTGGCGTAGAGTATGGACCTCACCGATGGCTGGTGAGTACTTGGAATCGGATGTTGATGGTTTGGCAAGGCTGGCCTTGTTGGTAGACGCTTACTACAATAGCCCGAGTAAAGACTTGATGTCTGAAATCAGATTACAGGAGGCGCGGTTTGGCTTATCTCCAGTGGATCGCAGTCGGCTGCAGTGGGAAGTGGAACGGGGAGAAGAAGCGCAGCGAAAGCGTCAACCGAAGGCGCCTGTGTCGGGCTCTGATAGAGTCAAAGATCCGAGGAAGGTGCTGGAGATGAAATGAGCGTTCTTATGATTCCCAATGATAAAAAACCATGGCCTACACTCGGCCCGATGGTGTGTGATTTTATCGAGGAGAATCTCATCTTCGGCCCCGGAGATCTGCGGGGACAGCCTGCAATTTTGGATGATGAAAAACGCGCTTTGATATGGCGCATGTATGAGGTTTTCCCGAAAGGCCATATGTTTGAAGGGCGTCGCCGGTTCAGACGAGCTGGTATCAGCTTGAGAAAAGGAACTGCAAAGACGGAGTTCGCCGCATGGATAGCTGCTTGTGAATTACATCCGGATGCTCCGGTCCGGTGTGTAGGTTTTGATAAAAAGGGCAATCCTTTGGGTGGCCCGGTAACAGATCCGTATGTCCCGCTTGTTGCTTATACTGAAGAGCAGTCGGATGAGCTGGCATATGGCGCACTCCGGGTAATCCTCGGTGAAGGACCACTCAAAGATGATTTTGATATCGGTCTGGAGCGTATTATGCGTCGGCGGGGAGACGGCAAAGCTGTATCATTATCAACATCACCAAGTGCTCGAGATGGTGCACGGACAACATTCCAAGTATTTGACGAGACTCACCGATTCGAGAATCCTAAGCTGATAAAAGCGCATCAGACAATGCTTGCAAACCTGCCCAAGCGTATGGTTGCAGACCCATGGGCGCTCGAAATAACAACAGCTCCGGAGCCTGGAGCCAATAGCGTTGCAGAATCCACAATGAACTATGCCAGAGCCGTTGATGAAGGCCGGGTTAAAGATGCCAGGCTTTTTTATTTTCATCGGCAAGCGTCTGATGAGCATGATTTACAGACTGAAAAAGGAGCTCGGGATGCCGTAATTGAGGCATCTGGACCAGCTGCTAAGTGGAGCGATATTGATGCCATAGTCGATATGTGGAAAGATCCCACGACGGATAAATCCTACTGGGAACGCGTATGGCTGAATCGTCTTGTCAAGTCGTCTCACAAGGCCTTTGACACGGAGCGATGGAATCAATTAGTCAAGACAGAAAGCCCTGTCAAAAAAGGAGATCTTGTTGTATTGGGCTTTGATGGCGCTCAGTTTCACGATGCGGTCGGCTTGATTGCAACGCACGTTGACACGGGATACCAGTGGAAATTGGGGTTGTGGGAGTGCCCATATGGTCAGGAGGAGAACTGGGAAGTACCAGTTGAAGAGGTTGACGATGCAGTAGCAGCTGCATTCCAGCAGTACAATATCTGGCGGATGTATGCAGATCCGCCTTATTGGCAGTCCTATATTGCCAAATGGGCCGGCCAATATGGCGAAACAAGAGTTATCGAGTGGTGGACCAATCGAAGGAAACAGATGTCTTACGCTCTGGAGAACTACAATACCTCTATTGCTTCGGGAAACATATCTCATGATGGAGATAGTGATCTAGTTCGCCATCTTGGCAATGCATACCGTCATGATTTGCCCCAAAGGGACGAGGAAACAGGAAAGGCGCTTTGGCTTATCCGTAAAGAACGCCATGATTCGCCCCATAAAATAGACTTGGCAATGGCATCAGTTTTATCATGGGAAGCCCGCACTGATGCAATCACTGCAGGCGCAAATCAGCAAAAGAAAGCGGGGATTTTCTTTTTATGATAAGAAAGATACTTGGCAAACTCGATGCAAGAGATTATCACGCATATACCGGTATCATATTGCTATCAGTCGGAGGTTTTATGATATACCGGCCTGCTGCTTTTGTCGTTGCGGGTGCTTTATTGTTATGGCTGGCGGTGAGGAGGTAGCATGAATGGGAATCATAAGCAGCATGGAGCAACGGGCAAGACTTGAAAACCCAAAAACGCCTCTTTCTTCAGCAAATGTCCTTGCTCATTTAGGGGGAGAACAAAGCCCTGCCGGCGTTTCGGTGACCCATGATAAAGCCTTTGGCATCACTGCTTTTTGGGCTGGTGTGAGAATTATATCGCAAACCATAGCCGGATTACCTCTGAGACCCTATGAGAGGCAGGAGAAAGGACGAAGGCTTGCTGATAATCATAATCTGTTTAAGTTGTTGCACATCAGGCCTAACCCCTATATGTCGCCGTACACATTCAAAGAGGTTCGCGCTGCTCATTGTCTTACATGGGGAAACAGCTATGCTGAAATTGAACGGGATAATGCCGGCCGGCCGATTGGCTTATGGCCACTGCTTCCGGATCGTACCGGTGCGGAGATTAAAGACGGGAAAAAGGTATACTGGACATTCGTAAACGGTACCAAAGTATGGCTTTCAGCAGATCGTGTATTACATGTCCCCGGACTCGGTTTTGATGGGATACAGGGATACAATGTCATCAAAGTACATCGAGACAGTCTAGGATTATCAATCGCAGCGAATGAGTATGGCGCTACATTCTTTGGGAATTCGGGCAGGCCGTCAGGTGTTTTAACACATCCCGGTAATCCGGATGTAGACGAGCGGAAAGAATTCCGCGATGAATGGAACCAGATGCATTCTGGGCTTACAAAGGCCCAGCGTACTGCTGTTTTATGGGGGGGGATGGAATGGAAGCCCATATCCATTCCACCAGAAGAAGCACAATTTTTGCAGACGCGAGAGATGCAGCTGGAAGAGGTTGCCCGAATCCTAAATATTAATCCGATCCTGCTGCAACAAACCAGCAAACAGACCAGCTGGGGGACGGGTGTTGCTCAATTCTTGACCGCATATGCCAAGTTCACAATTACACCTTGGCTGGAGCGGGAAGAAGATGCAATGAACTATGACCTGTTTAGTGAGTCAGAACGCGGTAAGTATTATGTCAAATACACAATTGAGCAGCTTATGCGCGGAGATCCCAAAATGCAGGCAGAAATACTGGAGATCAAGCGCAGGAACGCTATTATAAACGCGGATGAATGGCGAGCCCTTGATGAAGAGAATCCCTTGCCAGATGGATTAGGGAAAGAATACTATATGCCTCTCAACATGGCGCCGGTTTCCCAAATGATGGAGCGCGATCCGGAAGCCTTACCCGCACCACAGCGGAGTAAAAAAGTCGTTGAGCGTCGTTCGTTGGCTATGAGAAAGCGCTTAAGGGATGCCCACATTGCAGCTTTTGAAGATGCTGCACGGCGCTATATCAAACGCGATACCGAAGCACTGACTAAAGCGGTCAAACGTGCTTTTGATCAAGATGGAGACCCGGCTGCGGCTCTCAATCGATGGATTTCAGAGTTCTACCCTACTCAAGAACAGTATATTTTTCGAACGATGCTGCCGCTTGTAAATGCCCTTGCGGCGATTGTTGCAGCAGAGTCTGCTGAAGAAGTGGGTGCGCAGCCAGAAAGCATTGACGAATTTGCCCGATCCTACACTGAAAACCTTGCCAAACGCGAAGCCGGGAGCTCCAGAGGACAAATTCTATCTCTGATAAAGGAGGAAGGAGCAGAAACACTCCAAGACTCTTTAATCATGAGGGCGGCTGAATGGGAAGAAACCAGAGCTGGTAAAGTGGCAATGAATGAAGTTGTGAGAGTATCTTCCGGTGCTGCGCGTTTTGCTTGGGCGGCCGCAGGAATTGCATACATCGTATGGAGGACAAACCCCGGAGCATGCCCGTTGTGCCAGGAAATGGATGGCAAGCGCATTGGAATAAAGGATTATTTTCTCATTCCGGGAGAATCTGTTTCTCCGGAAGCGAGACCCGGAGGCATGACGTCAGATTCAAACATTGGAGGCCCACCTCTTCATCAAGGTTGCCAATGTGATTTATCACCAGAATAGGAGGTGCGATATGGAAAAGAGAGCGATTCCCGCAGAAATCCGTGTTGCAAAAG